TGCTGTTCATTGACCCCTTTACGGTCATGTTGTGCAAAGTCGAGCGCACGCCCGACGTTATGCGAAAGGGTGTCTGTGCGATGTCGCGGGCCTCGTCCAGCATAAACAAGAAATCGCCACACATACGGCGCCCGCTGCCGGGCTCGTCAGGGCTATCAAACTCCTCAAGGCGGAAATACTGCAAGTCCATTATTTCGATTTACGCTGTACAACGTACCACTGCGAAGCATGGCATAGAATAGCTATGCCGTCATAATCGCGGTTTTGTATGAACGAGGAACTGCCATCGATGCGCGTACCTGCACTGTGATCAGTTGCATCCGGCCTAATGATATAGTAGCCATTGGCCGATATAGTATCGTCTGATTTGAAACGGAACAGGCGGCCCTCGCTCAAGTCCACCGGCGGCAGGTAGATGGTGCCGTTACCAATCGCGCCGCTGTAACCACTCATAAAGATGAAACCCCATTGCTTTTCCCCAATCGTGTATGTGCTGCCGTTGGTGTGCGCAATCTCTTTGACCGGATAGAACGGTGCGACGTTGCCGGCGGTGTCGCTCATGCTGCGCCCACTCATCGGGGTGACGGGATTTACGCCGGCTTCCAGCTTGGGCTGTTGTACCTGTGCGGTCACGGTGTTTACAACGCCGTTAACCATGTCCAAGAGTCCACCCCGTATGCCTAGGGCGCGCGGAGGGTCGTCAGCGCTGGTAATACTGCCGCTATCAAAAGCGATTTTATAGCGCTCGACGGTCGTCTCGTTGCGGTTCATGACCTTGGACATCTCAAAGGGCACGTAATACTCGCTGTCCTCAATCATCGTTTGCCACATCTCGATGCGGTCGTAAACCGTGCCGCGGTGGATTTTGGTCGCGAACTTCTGACGCGCCAGCGCCTCCTCGACTCCAATGCGGTGCAGCGGTAGCGGTCCGGCGGTTTGCGATGTCTTCCAATCGTTTTCTATGCGGGTGCCCAAGCTCAAGGCGTACAGTTTGCCCTGCGCGCTGTGGCTCACGTTGTCCCCGAAAAGCACTTCGCCCTGATCTAGTACCAGCCTATTCTCACTGCTGTATGTGGCGCGGTAGGTAATGAAATCGCCATTTGCACCATTATCGTCTACGACTTCGATACCAAAATCGAGGTAAAAATCCTCTGAAGTGTAGGCGCTTGTGACGTTCGTGCCGTCGAGGTTGAAGAACTTCACGACAGCAGTAACGTCCATCCCGTCCTCCTCGGTAGCCAGCGGCGCCGTTATGAAACTGTAAGAGGTGTTGATGTTAGCCCCTTGGTTGCGGTCGAAGGTGGAAAGCGTTATCACATACCGATCGGTGCTGTCGGTGGTCCATTCTTCCGGCTGGTAATACTTGCTGTCAACATTTAAATTGATCTCCAGCTCGATGTTTACGCGGCTGCCGGGCTCGTTAAATTCATAAGTAGCGTCAGGCGACACCTGGAACTCTAAAAAACCGGACACGCGGAAACGTGCGCCGACCTCATAGGTGCGGTCCGAATCGGCCAGCGTTATGTTTACGCCGCTGGTAACGATCGTGTCGTCATTACCGCGCACCACATACATGTTGCCGTCATAGCGCCGCGTCCGCTCTACGCTCAACACCGGGGGCAGATGTGTGAAGACGTGACCGGCCAGCTTGACGTAACTGCTGCCGCTAAATTTGCGGTAGTTGCTGGCCAAATACAGCACTTGCGCCGCTGTTAGGGCTTGCGCTGTTACGCTCTTATCGACCTGCTCAAAGTTTAGCGTGATGTTTTCACCATCGCTTACGCGCTGGTGTGCGTTGATAGGTAACAACCACCACACACCATCCGATAGAAACATGCGCGCATTAAAGCACGTTGCAATACTGTGCAGGATGTCGTAGCAGCTATACGCCTCTGTAGTACCATCATCAAGCACCTTTACCGGAACCTGTCCGATGATTGTATCGAGCGGGTCGGTATCGTCGGCACTGTCATGGAGCTGGGTATCGTTTAGGTATCGCAGAAGCACATCGGTGGACCCGTACAGCTCCGTCGTTTGTATGGCGTGCAAGCATCGCACGATGTGCGTCGCAATGCTTAAACCATCCGAGCCCAAGCCGCCGAGCGTTAAATCGAAATCGACTTCGCGCAGATTGGATAGGCCATCGGTCGCAGTGATTCGCACCGCCGTGGGCATGGGTTCGTCCATGCGTTCCACCTGCTCGCTTAAGATGATGCCGCGCCAGTAAATTGTGTTGTCGCCATCGGGATCGCGGTATATCTCAAGTAGTAGGCGCCCCTCCGGGAAGCTATAGAGCAGATCTAGTGTTTGCGTGTGGTCGCTGTTTTCTTCGTACAGCGTGAACTCTGCACTGCTTCCAATTAGTGGCTGATGTTGCTGTTCATTGTCGCCTTCGTGGCGCATCACTACGCCCTCACTGCCTAGCTTAAAACCCTCGCTGTTAGCCACGTTCCAAGTGGGACTGGTGTCGTATATCGACACTTTCCACACTTCGTTGCTGTCATCTTTAAAGTAAGAAAATAAGCGTTCTCCAGCCATCAGAATCCTCTTACGCGGTTGCGGTCAAAGTTTGCGCGCTCGCTACTAATCAAAAGGTCGCGGCCATCTAGGCGGCCCGTCACCACGACATTACTGCCGCCCATCATGTCGCGCAGTTTGCTTAAAGGTGCTATAACCTCCGGGTCGATTCCCGCGTTAGGATTGTCGCCGACCGTCGCGAGGGTTTTCCCGAAGGCGAGGCCCCCTTCCGCAAGCGCGGGCGGTTCCTGGTTCATCCTGTTGGCCAAGCCTGAGATGATGCCACCGGCGGCAACCATAGCCACACCCGCCGCAATGGCTGCGCCCGGATTTAGCAGAAGTGTTTTCATAAACGTACTTGCAGCCACACCCGCCGAAATCATTTGGGCGCCAATCTGACCTAACAGGTCCCCGAATTGTTGCAGCATTTGCGTGAGGAACTGGCCGATGCTACTGGTGCCTGTGGCGATGCCTGCGATGGCTTCGCCCAATGTCATAAAGGCGCCACTTACCGCGTTGGTCAGGTCAAAGGTCACAGCCATTTCCCGATTCATGGCAGTAAGGTCCGCGGTCGCCTGTCCATACCCGCCCTCCGGCATCATAAGCGCAGCGGTACCCGCGGCAGCGGCAGGGCGCGCGGCCATGGTTTGCATCTTGGGCCGTATCGGAACATCCACCGCACCGGTGCCGCCCTGGCTTAATGCCGCACTGATGTCGGTTTTTATCTGACGCGCAAACCTGCTGATGGTATCGGGTTGTAGGAGCTCGATGTCTTCGGTATTCATGGCGCTGTTAAAGCCTTCCATGAAGTCCTCACCAATATCCAAAGCGGCATCAGCCGAGCGTTCCCCCATCTCCGTGAAGGTGTCGCCCATGATGTCGGCGGCTTTAGAAAAATCGCCTTCGAAGACAGCCACAGCCGCACGGCCTAGCCCGCCGATCAGGTCAATGGTGTTTAAGAATGCCGTTTCTATGCTACGCACCACGGCCATAATCGTGGACTTGACCACATTGAAAATGAGACCTAGCGCCTTTGTTTTGTTTTGAAAGGTGATAACAGCATTTACCACCGACACGATAGCCGGCTCAATTACGCTGAAGTTGTCGATGATCAGATACGCCAAGGCACCGACGGCAGCGGCAACCAATCCGACAGGTCCGACTAGCGCCCCCATAATCGGCATCAGTGCCGCCACAGCCATAGCAATGGGACCAGCCGCGCCCAGCAAGCCGGCAACTATCAGGATGTTTTTCTTTGTGGTCAGGCTTAAAGATTGGAACGCGCTAACCACTTTCGAAGCCTGCTTGATGAGCGGCGTCATCACCTCAAAGATGATTGCACCGAATTGCTCTTGTAAGTCGCCGAGGCTGTTTTGAAATTGTTTTAAGCCACCGGTACCCGCTTGGGCTGCGGCTTCAGCACTGCCACCATATTGCTTCTCCAGCTCGTCAAGGATGAGCGTCTGCGCTTCAGCCAAGCGACCGGTTTCCGCCATCGTCTTAATGACCGCTTTCTGGTCATCGCTGAACTGGATACCGGACCGCGACAGCGCCGAGAGGTTAGCGATGGGGTCATTTAACGCCTTGCCCAGTTGTATGCTTGCGCTCTTTAGGTCGCCATCTAAGCGCGTGGCAAGGTCCAGCGCGGCACCTTGTACGCGGCTGAACTGCTCGCCGCTGATATTGGTGAACGTCAGCAGTTGCGCCGTGGCGTTGGCCAGTATTTCCTCATCCCCGAAAAGCGTCTTATTCTGCAGATCGCTGGCCATCTGCTGTAATTGCTTAGACGTATAGCCCACTTGCCCAGCGGTGGACTTCAGGCCGGCCTCAACTTGCGCAATCGCTTTCTGCTGTGTATTGAAGGCGCGCACCGATTGCACCGCCATGATGCCCAGCGGCGCCGTTAGGCTGGCCGTCATAGTGCGCCCGACATTACTCACAAGGCTTTGTATCTCGCCGAAGTTTCGGCGGAACGTGCCCTTAGCTTTGCGCAGATCGCTGTTCAGACCTTTCGTCTGTACGCCAATCTTAACGAGGAGATTCTTTAGTGCCATCTTTTGGAGTTGCCCAAGCCATTAGGAGCCCCTCGGCCACCCGCTCGCTTTGTGTTGGTTGTGTCTTTGTCTTTTTCTTCGCCTCCTTTTCCCACGGAAATTTCGCCAAGTCTTGCGGTTTAATGGTGCGCCCCTTCTTCGCGTGCGGTTGTAGCATCAGCGCCGCAAGCCACCGGGTGCGTTCCCACTCGCTGCGCTCGCGCTCCTCCTGCTCCTTGGCGTATCCTTCCGCGGCCAGCGTCAACTCCTCCACCGTCATCTCATAAAACGAGGAAGGGCCAAGCCGCAAGCGGCCCAGCCCTAACCTCATGAAATCGTTGAGGGTGGCGGCTTCGCCTCCTTCACTTTTTTTTTCCGTCCGTACCCATCAGCTTGGCGAGGACTTCGCTCAAGGCTTCAAAGTCGGAAACGTCAACGAGCTCCAGGAACCCATCGAGGTCGTAATCGAACGGCACACCCTTGGCCTTGCCCCCGCTCTTTGCGAAGTAGTAGACCATCGTCGCCAGCTCCACAATATCCTCGCCCATGTTGGCGATCTCGATACCGTGCTCATCCTTCGCGGCTTTGATTGCGCGCATATCAGCACGCAGCCAAAACTGTTTGCCGCTTAACTCAAGCGCTACCGCGACCATTAGCTAATAGCGGTGTAAGTGATGGCGCCGGTCAACTCGAACGTGCCGGAGATCGTCACATTGTCCTCCGTGCCTGCGCTCTGTTCGAAGCTGGTGAGGTACGCGGTGGCGCTGAATTCCTTATCACCGGTGTTGGCCGTGGTGAAGTTGACGGTAGCACTTGCGCGGGTGTTCCACAAAGTAAACAGGTCATCAATGTTGTAGGTGTTGTCCTCTGCGTGAAGTGCCGAGAACGTAACCGAACCGGACCGCAAGCCCTCCAGGAGCTCACGGAATCCGCTGCTGTCTTTGCTGGTAATGTCGCGCGTTTCCATAGACAGGGAAATGCTGCATTCGGTCTGCATGTCGATGGCCGTGCCTGCGACCGTCACGGTCATCAGCGTGCCATTCATGACGCCAGTAGTCTGTGCCATTATTCGTTGTTTTGCTTGTTTTTGTTCTTGCCGGAGATGGTGCGCACGATAATCGAAAGGTATCCGACGATTTGATCGTCACGCTTGGAAGGCGTGAAGCTCACAATTACGTCGACGGCGGCCAAGATGGCCAGCGCGATGGCGGCCCAGTTATCGAGGAGGATGTCCATGCCCGCAAGTTATCGCGCCCGCATCGCTTAAATCGACACCTTAAACGCCGGGA